TTATTAAAAGGAATAACTGTTTTGTATCAAGAAGAAAGTTATACTTCAAAAGCATCATTTTTAAATTTAGATTACATGCCTGTTTATGGAGATATATATAAAGGTAATTTTAGTGGTTATAGATATCGAAGAGGTTTATACAAAATTAGAGGTAAGAAAGTATTTATAAATGCTGAAATAAATGGGAGTTATAATATAATGAGAAAAGCAGTCCCAAATGTTTTTAACAATGGGATAGAGGGTGTTGCTGTTCACCCAAATTTGATGGTAACATTAAATTAAAATATAATATTTTATATAATAGTTATACAATAATGGAAAATTTAAGTAAATATACACCAATTGAATTAAATAAAATGATTAATGATATTAAAATAAAACATGATACATTAAAACAGGAGATTATTAATTATACTTATGAAGCTGAAGAACTTGAAAAAAAAATTAATGAAAAAATTAAAGTATTAACTGAGACAGAAAATTATTATGTTTTGTTAATTGAAGAAATGGAGAAAAGATAATGTCAGGATTTGATAAACCAATAATACAAACAAGTAATCCTTTTAAAAGAATAGGGGGTTACGAAGTCACTAGAACGATTTATTATGGGGAGGTGATATCTATTGACGACCCGACAGATGGTGGCAGAATTAAAGTTAAAATACCTGATTTAGACAATCAGACAGGAAATGTTGATTTACCTTATTGTTATCCTATGTTACCAAAATTTTTCTTCCTTATTCCACAAGTGGGCGAAATTGTTAGAATTTTTATTGAAAACATAAAATATCCTGAAAGAAGCAGATTTTGGATGGGCAGTGTTATATCACAACCACATAAAATTGGTTTTGATACAATTTATACTGCATTATCAACAACAAACATGGGATTAACTCTTCCAGAAACAGCACCGTCAACACTTCCCGATGCGATAGGAGTATATCCGTTACCAAGTGATGTTGCAATAGTGGGTAAAGTTAATACTGATGTTATTTTACGCACAAATGAAGTTCATATAAGGGCAGGAAAACATGAAAATGGTAATGTATTAAAATTAAATACAAAAAATCCAGCATCCATTAATCTTGTTTTTGAACCACAGAATTTAGTTGCAACAAATTCTGCTTATCAAACTAGTACGGTTATATTGAGTGACAAAATTGCTTTAATATCACATACTGGCAAACCACAATTTAAAGCAGCAGAATTAACAGCAGAAGACAGAGTAAGAATATTTTCTGAAGGTCACCCAATTGCAAGAGGTGATGTACTAGTTGTAGCATTAAAAATAATTATAAATGCACTTATTAATCATATTCATGGATATTCAGGTCTGCCAGCAGATAAAGATAAATTAATAAATGACTTAGAAAAAATTAATCTTGATAATATTTTACAAAAAAACATTGTAGTTAATTAAAAATTAAGTACTTTTGCATTCTATGAATACTGATCTTCCTACAATACCTAATAATTTATTTACGGCATTTAATGACGTAACCTTCTATGATGAACCACATAAATATTATCTTGATGGTAAAGAATTAATCTCAGTAACCACATTAATTGGTAAGTATAAAGAAGAATTTAATGAAAAATACTGGTCTGAATATAAAGGAAATCAATTTGGTATAACTCCTGAAGAAATAGTCAGGGCATGGAAATTTATTAATAAAAAGGGTACAATCAGAGGTTCGGCAATACATGACTATGCTGAAAATTTATTTCAAAATAAAAAATTTGAATATCCTAAACAATTAATATTAAATGAATTTGGTTTTGACCCTGTACAACATACATATAATATCTGTAAAAAACATGTTGACAAATTTTATAATGATGTTCAGGGTAAATTAATACCAATCCGAACAGAAATGATTGTATATGATAAAGAAACATTAATTGGAGGAATGCTTGACATTTTATTTTATAATGTAAAAGCAAAAGAATTTCAAATCTGGGACCACAAGACTAACAAGGACTTTACATATGAAATGAAAAGTAGACACTTACTTAATGAATTGTTTGTTTTAGAAGATTGTGATCTTGAATTATATTCTCTACAACTTGGTTTATATAAATATATTATTGAAAAGAATGTACCAATTAAACTTGGTAAATCATATATTGTTTGGTATTCACACAATAATGATAATTATAAGGTTATTGAAGCAAAAGATATGTCATATTTTATTGATATTATTGCAAAAAATAGAATTAATGAATTAGTTCTATAGTGCATGAAATTTTCGGAAAATTCATGCAATATAATATATGAAATTCAATATATTATCACTATTTTTGCACGATAACATATACAAATGTTAGTAATAAAAAAATGATTACAGGAATATATAAAATATTAAATAAAATAAACAATAAAGTTTATATCGGTAGTGCTGTTAATATTAGAAAAAGATGGCGTGATCATAAGTGGCATTTAATTCATAATATACATCATAACTCACATCTACAATCAGCATGGAATAAATATGGTATTAATAATTTCGAATTTTCAATAATTATAGAATGTACTATTGAGGAATTATTAATAAAAGAAAAAGAGTTCATGTTAAAATTTAATTCTCATGATAACGTTTATGGTTATAATGTTAATGACCCTGAACATTCATTTTTAAACAAAAAACATAGTGAAAAAACAAAAAAAATACTTTCATTACAAAAACAAGGAGCAAACAATCCAATGTTTGGTAAACACGGAATCGAACATCCGATGTTCGAAAAACCAGTTTCTGTTAAAACGAGAAATAAAATTTCATTAGGAAGAAAAGGAATTACTGTTGGAGAAAACCATCCTGCAGCAAAATTAAAATCAGAAGATATTATTAAAATTCGTGAAATGTATTTTATTGAAGGAATTTCACAAAAAGATATTTCTAAAATATTTAATGTTGCACATTCAAACATTAATTCTATTATATTAAGAAATACATGGGCACATGTAATTTAAAACAAAAAAGCCACAATTAAGTGGCTTTTAGATACTTCATGTAAATGATTGATTATTAATCTATTAATTACATATTTAAAATACATCTCCACGGTTGCAAAGTGAGTTGGACCGTTGTTAAACCATCTTCTTCATAACTGTTTTCTCCAAAATCGATTGCTGTAATCATACATTGTTCCAAAGTCCATTTTTCAACTTCAACTCCAGTTGGGTCAACTGCTTTTAAAAGAATGTTTTTCTTATAACCTGCTGCATAACCCATACGACCTGTTAATGATTCTGCATGTAAACGTACCCATTCCATCAATTGTTGTGATGTAGACGGTCCGATTGGGTCATAGAATGTTAATTGCATTTCTTCCCAACTATATCTGCCAGCAACATAGTCTTGTTCGTTCATGAATTGTATCTGAACTGAATTAATTTTCATTGAAGGTCTTTTGAATTTTTGGATTTTCCAAACTTCAATACCTAAATCGTCACTAAATTCTGCGAAGAATCTATTTATCCTCTTGGGTTCATATTGGAAGGGGATACTTCTTATCATTTCTGCCATAATTCTGCTTATTAATTTCTGTAATACTTATTTTTATAATAATAAATACTTACATCTTATAAAACAATTCAATAAAATTTAAATCTTACTTTGGCATTTGATCAGTTCTCTTAAAATGTCTCAAATCATGTTGACTTAAAGTATCAAATATTTTTTCTTTTGAAAATTCAGGAGAAAATGTTATTGCTTTATCTTTTGCTTGTTTTTCAGTTAATAAATACTCTCCTTCAACTTCTTTAGAAACATTATCTTTTGGTTGTTCAAGAGTTAATTCTTTTAATTCTGCAAGAATTTGTTTATCCACCATTTCAGCAACTGCTTGCGCACCTTCTTCTTCTTGTTCGGGAGTAAGTGTATACATTGGTTCTGGTTCGGGTTCGGGTGTAACAGGGACTACCTGAATAGTCTGAAATTCTTCAATTTTTTTATTAACTTCTTTAACTTTTTTTTCTGGCTCTGGTGTTGTGTATTTTTTACGTATTTCTTCAACAGCATCAATACCATAAGATTTACCACCCATTTCAACCTGAATTGTTTTTGTCATTTCTGCTTCCACATCAACACCCATTGATGAACTAACGACTGTCACAGGTTCTTCAACAAGTTTTTCTTCACCTGAAATTTCAACAAATTCTTCAGATTTTTCTTCAACAAATAATTTTGTTTCAAATACTGCTGGGTCAACAGGTTTTGCTTCAACTATTTCTTCTACCTGTTCTTCTTTTATTACTTCAACCTGTTTTTTAATTACTTCTTCTTTAGGTTTCTGAACAATTGGTTTAGAATATACCTTTTTAACATTTTTTTTATCCATTTTTATAAAAATTTATAATATTATTTTCTTATAAATACTAATATATGAAAAAGAAGACCCACATTACTGCAGGTCTCTTTTATCTAAATTCATTTATTATGCGCCAATATCAGCAAATGATGCTCCAGAAGGAGTGATTGTAAATGTAATTCCAATGAATTCAACAGCACGTGTTGGTTTCAAGTATAAATCACCATACAATTCATTTCTGTCCATACTTTCTTGACTGTTATTACTATCATCCATCTTAACTTTATAATCATTCAAACCTCTTTCTCTCTTAATTGTATCAAGAACTGGAGTAACTTTAGTTATAAACTGATCAATTGTTGTCTGGTCACCTTGTTCAAATACAAGTCTGATTGCAATATTTGCAACAAGAACCTTGATCTGAAGTAATAATCTACGAACATTGATTCTGTCAAGAGCACTCTCTTTAACCTGTAATGTTTTTTGTCCAAATATTGCTGTACCTGCATTTGCAAAATCAGCTAATGGATTAATTCTACCTTTATATAAAACATCACGAGCATCTTGTGATAATTTAAACATTGATTTTTTTGCATCAGTTACACCACGATTCAAACCAGCAGGTGCGAACCAAGGAAATGCGGTATTGTCAGTAAATGCCATTGCTTTTACAACTTCACCTGTAGGTGGAAGATAAACATTAACATTATTTTGAGTATCAATTATTTGTATCCAAGGGAAGTATGTGCATGAATAACTACTATCAATACCAGTATCATTAAGCAATCCAGCAACATCTGTTGCAAATTGAACATCTTGTTTTGGTTGACCAATCAGTTGTGGATTTCCAATAAGTGGAGCATCAATAACATATAATGTGTCTGCTCTCTGTTGTTCAATCATATCAATTGTATCTTCAACCAAAACAGTATTATCTGACCAGTTAATACCCGGAGTTGCAAACACGTTAATTGTTACTTCTTCAGGATTTGAGAAAGTATCAATTGCAGTTTGCCATGCTTGGAAGTCATTCATTGCTTGTGCAGTTGGTGCAACGCCATCATAAATACCCCCTTGATTATATAAATTACTATATGAACGGTAACCTCTGTTAACATCCCAACCATCAAAACCACCAGCAGGTGCTAAAGTGAATTTTCTTGATGCAATATCATAATATGGATTATTTACGTCAAGAATATCATTAATTGTTCCAAACTTACCAGCACCCCTATCAAAATTGAATCCATCATAAGTTCCAGTTGCACCAGAATCCATATG